TTATTCAACAATTAATGTACGACATACGTTAGTTTGTGTCGCACCTTGACCACCTTGGGTTACCAGTACTAAATCGCCAGTAGATAAATAACCTTTTTCTTTTAATGATTGAAGTGCTGCTTTTGCACCTGCTTCTGTACGACTTTCTTCGCCGTGATAAATTGGTGTTACACCGCGGTATAGTGCACAAAGGTTTAGGGTTTCTTGATTACGAGATAAAGCAAAGATTGGTAAGCCAGAGCTAATGCGTGACATTAATAATGGAGTACGGCCTGTGCTAGTTAAAGTGACGATTGCCGCTACACCTTTCATGTGGTTTGCTGCATACATTGCAGACATCGCAACAGATTCTTCAATGGTTTCAAATTCTTTATCCATACGGTGACGAGAAACGTTAATGCTTGGCATTTTTTCTGCACCTAAACATACGCTAGCCATTGCTGCCACTGTTTCTGAAGGATATTGACCTGCTGCTGTTTCTGCAGAAAGCATAACTGCATCAGTTCCATCTAATACTGCGTTTGCAACGTCCATTACTTCAGCACGCGTTGGCATTGGATTGCTAATCATTGATTCCATCATTTGAGTCGCTGTAATTACAGCACGATTTAATTGACGTGAACGACGAATTAATTTTTTCTGTACACCGACTAATTCAGGATCGCCGATTTCTACGCCTAAGTCACCACGAGCAACCATAATTACATCGGATGCTAAAATAATATCGTCCATGGCTTCATCATTAGCAACGGTTTCTGCACGTTCAACTTTAGCAACGATTTTTGCATTTAAACCTGCTTGTTGAGCAAGTTCACGTGCATAATTTAAATCTGCACTTGAACGAGGGAAAGAAACGGCTAAGAAATCAACACCAATGCGTGCAGCGGTAATAATGTCGGCTTTATCTTTTTCTGTTAGGGCATCCGCAGATAAACCGCCACCTAATTTATTGATACCTTTTATTATTTGATAATGGACCACCAACAGTAACTTCAGTGAAAACTTTTGCACCATCAGTTGATAATACTTTTAATTGAACACGGCCATCATCTAATAAAAGAATATCGCCAGGCACAACATCTTGAGGAAGCGTTTTATAGTCTAAACCAACGGATTCTTGAGTGCCTTCGCCTTTTGGTAACTCTGCATCAAGAATGAATTTATCGCCAACGTTTAAGAAAATTTTACCGTCTTTAAAAGTAGAAACACGAATTTTAGGACCTTGTAAATCACCTAAGATTGCCACGGTTTTACCTAATTTTTTCGCAATAGAACGTACACGTTCAGCACGTCCGATATGGTCATCAGGTGTACCGTGAGAGAAGTTCATACGAACTACGTTTGCGCCCGCTGCGATAATTTTTTCAAGATTGTTATCACGGTCAGTTGATGGGCCCATAGTACATACAATCTTCGTTCTTCTTAGTCTTCTAGACATTATTTACTCCGTCAATAATTACAAAATTTTAAAGGTGTTATTTTACTTCGCTACATATTAGCCAGATAAAAAATTGGTGCACATTATACGCTTAAAACTTTTGGAAATCAAAAACGGCTCAGTTATTTAAGCTGGTTTTGTTTACTTTTTGCCAGTTATATCGGGTTTTAAGAAAAATACTTGTGTTCAAGTTAAAAATATCTATAATCACGACTACTTCACGCAGTGCGACTATAGCTCAGTTGGTTAGAGCACCACCTTGACATGGTGGGGGTCACTGGTTCGAGTCCAGCTAGTCGCACCAAATTTTCTTTTCAATCCCTCTCAATCCATATCAAATCAAATTAAATTTCCTAGTAGATCAAAGTGTTATCTGATTTTATAAAGTCAATCTATATCAATCCATATTAATCTAACTCACTTTTTTTGGTATTATATTTGGTAATACAATTTGGGGTTTTTAGGTGTCGTAATACCAAAATCCATAAAAATACTAAAAAATCACGCTTACCAAAATTATTTTCGTAATACCAAAGGGGGGAGGATGGCAGTATTAGTGAAACCATTAAGCATTACAGAAATCAATAATGCTAAACCTAAAGAGAAAGATTACTCACTGTCTGATGGTCAAGGTCTTTTCTTGCTCGTAAGAATGAATGGTTCGAAAATTTGGCGATTTCAATATTATAAACCAATTTCTAAAAAAAGAACTTTAATCAGTCTTGGTGTTTATCCTGAGATTTCATTGAAAGATGTTCGAGAGATTAGGGATTTATATCGTTCTTTGTTGGCGAAAAATATCGATCCGCAAGATTACCGTTTACAGCAAGAACAAAAAGCCATCCAAGAACGTCAATTTACCTTGACAGAAATGGGGAAGGAATGGCTATATCTAAAGAAAAATGAAGTTGATACTGGTCGATTAAAAGAAGTGACTTTTATTGATATTGGGAAACGGTTAGAACGTCACTTGTTTAAAGTGTTGGGGCATTATTCTATTAGTGATATTTCCGCTCCTCTTGCTATTGAGAAATTAAAACCATTAGAGCGAGCAGGAAAATTGGATACATTACATCGTATTATTGGTTATTTAAACCAAATAATGATTTATTCGGTTAATAGAGGAGTAATTAATTATAATGCAACCGCAGATATTGGAAGGGTATTTATTCGACCAATAGCTGAAAATAACCCTACTATTCGCCCAGAGCAATTACCTAAATTGTTTGAAGATTTGCAGAATAGTACCCTTGAAATTGAAACTCGTTGCGCATTAGAGCTACTATTACTTACCGCAGGTCGGGCAGGGGCTATTACTCAATTAGAATGGGAAAATGTAGATTTCGAAAACAGCTTATTGAATATACCGAAAGAAAAAATGAAGGGGCGACAAGGTAAAGTACAAGATTTTATCTTGCCATTATCCAAACAAGCTGTAACGATTTTGCGTTTGTTACAGAAGTTGAATCGTTGCAATAGTAAGTTTGTTTTCCCTAGCAAAAAAAAATCCAAGACAGCCTATATCGAAAGAGACACCAAACAAAGCTCTTGGACGGATCGGTTATAGGAATATTTTGACCGCACATGGTTTGCGATCTGTTTTTAGCACAGCTATGAATGAGGCTGAATTTAACAGTGAGATTATTGAGGTGTGCTTGGCACATTTTGAATATTCTTCCGTTCGTGGCACATACAATAAAGCAAAGTATATGCCACAACGGATCGAATATATGCAGTGGTGGGGGGATTTTGTAGAAGAGGCATCTGATGGGAAAGCATTAATGGGCTGTTAAGATGAATAGCAGCCTGATTCAATTCTTTCAATGTAATCATTTATTTGTGCATCAGTCCAAAAGTTATTCCCACCGACTAGATGAGGCTTTGGAAAATTGGGGTCGTTTTTTATCCTTCTGTAAATTGTTGGTGCGCTCATATCTAATAAGCTCGAAACAGTTTTCAAATTATGTAATTTTCTTGTCGTAGGTTCCATATTTCCTCCAATAAAAACCGCCCTTATGGGCGGTTATAACGGTTTATTTTAGTTAGCCCACTTCATCTAACTTATCCCCCTCTTTTGTAAAGAGGGGCTAGGCTAGGGGAGATTTGAATGGGCTGTAAATAGATTTTAAAAATCGTCCGGGTCGTCGTCTTCCTCTAGCTCTATCACATCAAGTCGTTGAATAACTTCAAATTTAGCTAAAAAACGCAGTCTGTTCTCAAAATCACCATCTCTCCATACATACATAACTTCGCGTTCCGGTTCTTCAAACATATCCCAGGCATAAGCGTTTTCTTTCGCGATAAGTAAAGCGACATAATCAAAACACAGACTTTCATCTTCCCATGTATTTCCATCATCATTGTTTGTAGGATTGTTACTTTCCAATGCGTAACGATATAAATATTTAGCCATAATTTATTCCTCCGGTGGTTGTGGCAATGGTTGCCAGTGAGTAACTTCGCCATAAAGAGGGATGTAACCAAACCCAATTAGTTCTTGATATAAAGCAACCCCGACTTCTTTGTCTCGGCTACAAATCAAAACTCTTGTATTAGGTTCAGGCAACCGTTCAGAACACTTAATCCAGCCATTATCTGTCGGATAATCAACAATTTCTGGTCTTTCAAGCACATAGTCAAGATCGGTACAATACTCATCTTTCTCTTCTTCGCTTAACTTTTTGCTTTTACATTTAGCTTTACCTAAAACTTTCCCATAAATTGCATACGGTAAATCATTATCCTCATAATATTCATAGTCATCCATATCTTCTGCGAACTCATGTGCATCAGTAGCATCAGCCAAACAACTCTCTTTTGCTTGCTTTAGTGTTTTATGTAATTTAACTATATGGATATCATTTGATACATCGACCGAAAAATATTTTTCATCTCTCATTTTTATCTCCTTAAAACAAAAGGCGCTCACTTGGAACGCCTATTGGATTTGTTAAATATTGATTTACTGCTTTGTAAATATCCACTATTAAATCAAGTGGAATGTTCGATCTTTCATTGTATGATTTTGAAAAATCCTCCCATTGTTGCTGAGGCTTTGATTTATGATTGTTTCGTAATCCAAGATTAATATTGCTCTTAAATCTTGTTGGTTTACGCAAAGGGTAGTTATACAAGTTATAGTGTGCCAAATTATCAAAAGGAATCTGAAAATTGAGAATGTCATTCACATAATGCCAAATCTTACTGCTTGCTGGATTTTCTATTACATAAACTTTTGGATTGTAACGTTTGATAATTTCTATTGTGTTATAGATACAAAGCTCACCATTAATGCGGTTTAGGAAAGAGCGGTCATATTTAAATTGGACGTGCGGTAAATCATAATCTGCTCGTCCACGCACGGTAAATTTAGACAATTCACGATTTACTGCACCAGTTTCCTGTTTCCAACTTGCATTACCTCCCCACATCGCACTAGCTACTGACCAACTCTCACAAGGTGGACTAGCTATAATCAAATCAGGTTTTGGTAGTTTATCAAGCTCATCAAATAGCTTGTTATCGCCAAACATACGACCATAATCAGCCAGATTAAGATTGATAAAGTGATTGTTTTTACACTCAATATCCATACCGATAGGGTATATATTGACTGACTGATTGACTAACTGATTAAATAGCTCTGCACCTTGCGTGTAGCAACCATTGCCACTATCAAATAAAGCCCATACAATCATCTTTCCCTCTGTTTTAAATCAATCACAGGCAACACAGGTACAAGTGGTTTTGCTGTTGTAACTGTTGTTGATGTGCTGCTGTGGCTTTCATTTATCCAGTCAAATAGTTCCTCCCACGAATCGTAGTCAAGTTTGTGGAATGCGTTATTTCGGTCGCTTGCCCAGCGTTTCAGATGCTCATTAATATCGCGAGTAATTACCTCTCGAGTATTACTGCTTAACACGCTCCAGTAGGTTTTAACATCGTGAATAGTTTCGCTAACGATATAAGTATGTCGTGGTAGGCTGTATCGGACGTGACTAATCATTAAATCTTGGAGTTTTATGCAGTGGGATTTTGATGTTAATTTCATTCATTTTCTCCCTCCTTTTTTCTTATGATGTTTAAAGTGCGGTCGATTTTCTCGGAGTTTTAAATTGTCCTGTCGGATTTGCTCTACTTTAATTCTTAGGCGTTGGTTATCGCTTTCAAGTTCTTTAATGCGTCTTGATTTGGCAAGATTTTCATTGCCTAATTTTTAAAATTGATATTTATTATTTTCGAGTTCCTCTTTGAGGATTTTTCTAGCGAGGAGTTTTAATAGGTTCATTGTTTTTCCTCTATCAATTCCAATGATTCCCAATTAACAATATAACCACCATGTCTACTTGATATTCCTTGATCTTGCCATTTTTTATTTTCTGCTGCCTGTTTATCTGTTAATACGCACACTTTTCCAAAAGGTAGGTAATTATTATTTTTATCCTCCATAATAATACCTTCTTTTAAACCCCATTTTACGCGACTACCGACAGAAAAAGGCAATGTATAAACATTGTCAGTTACCCATTGTTTAGATAGGCGGTTATTTTCTTTATCAAAATCATACTCAAGATTTTTTTCTTCAAATTCTTTGGCTTGGCGATAATCCCAGCCTTGCCATTTAATAAGATTTTCAGCGGTGTCTTCATTATCGCCGCTCCACTCTTTTAAAATGCTTTGATAAATGCCAAAATCTTCAATATCAAATTCTTCATCTCCAAAGTACTTTTTGTCTGAATTAACTTCATCTTTGTATTCTTTTTCTACCCACTCCTTTAAAAAGGCTACAAATAAATGTTCATCATTAAGTGTTGGGCGTGGAACCTCAGGTGTCCATCTACTGTTTCTAATCATTCTATTTCTCCTATTTTTTGGGGTAATAAAAGCTCGCTTAAGAGAGCTGGGTTGAGAGCAATAAAAAAAGCCACTATTGGTTAGTGGCTTGTGGTGTAATTCAAAACGGAATATCATTATCAAACCCATCTTGTTCTGCTGCTGCGCTTAATGGATCGGTTTTTTTTGGTTTTGGTTGTGATTTGCTTTGCGACTTTTGCTCATCTTGGCGACCTCCTAGCATTTGCAAAACATCGCCTTGTATTTCTGTTGTATAACGATCTTGACCATTTTGATCTTGCCATTTACGCGTTTTTAAACGACCTTCTATATACACTTGAGAGCCTTTCTGTAAATATTGACCGCAGATTTCAGCTTGACGGCGATAGAACACAATGCGATGCCATTCTGTTTGAGTTTTTTTCTCTCCGCTGTTTTTATCTGTCCAACTTTCGCTGGTTGCTACGCTAATATTCGCTACTTGTTCGCCATTTGGCATTGTTCTCATTTCAGGGTCATTACCTAGATGTCCCACTATAATTACTTTATTAATTCCTGTCATATTTACCCCTAATCTTTAAAAATCTTATCAAGTTCACGAAGTAGCCATTCTTCGGCATCTTTTAAACAACCACAAGCCATTGCATCTTTGTCTTTTAATGCTTTTTTATAAAAAAGATAAGCTTCTTTTAATTCTTCTAGTTTTTCGTCCATATTTACTCCGTTGATTTATAAGCTTTAAGTGTTTTGATAAATTCGGGAATGAGCCTGTCGAACGATTTCATTAAATTTGGATCACGTTGTGCCGTGAATAAATAAAACGGTTGTTTATAATATTCAGGGCAATAACTTACAAAATCCCATGTCTCATAGCCAGTTACCCAAAGAGCAGATTGCACTTGAATGAGATATTCCTGTGGTACACCGCCTTGTAGTAGGTATTTGATGTGCGTTTTTATCTGAGGACATTTGATTTCAAGCCCTTTGCGTAGATTAGGGATTAATCCATCAGGGCTAATCATTAAATCTTTGTCCGCATTAAGATACACACCGCCAACCTGAATAACCGCGTTGCCTGTTTCAAATTCGTAGGCAGCGCGAGCAAATGGTTCTAATTCGTTACCGCGCGCCATATCTTCTGATTTATAGTTTTCTTTTAAGCCTTCAATGCTTTCAGCAATGAGTTCGGCAAGATAGGGGAGATAACTCCCCGATTTTTTACCCGTTGGCGTGACTATATTTGAAATGCCAGTAGCGGTGGGAATGCCGCATCGTGCGGCAAGCCATTCCTCTGTCCCTTGTTCACAATCGAGTGTGATGAGTTTATCTAACATATCGGTACATCCTCACCAAGTTGTTCATCTTGAGCTTGCTGTTTATCAAGTTTAGTTAGGAGCTTTTCAATCACATGTTTGGCATTTGCTTTTGTTACCTTTTCAAGACTTGGAGCACGACCAGCTGCCGCCAATAGTTGAGTCATATTTGATTGAGTAACCTCAACTAACTGTGTGATTTGCTCGATTTGTTCTGGCGTGATGAGTTCTACTGCTTGAGTTTCAATTACAGTCGGTTGCGGTGTAACGTTAATTGGATCTTTTGTTTCTACAATTCGTTCCGCTTCATCTTGATCGTAAATGCCAGTAAAGCCGAAAGCCAAACGCGCGCACTGGATCATAGCCTTGTGGCGTAACATTCGTTTAGGGTGAGATTTCCACGGCTGTGTGTTTCGCTGACATTCCGCCATATATTCAGTCACGATAATTGGACGAGAGCGGTCTTTGCGGTAGATTGTGCAAGTGCAGCTATCGCCTTTTTCGCTAAAAGAAAAATCCATCCCATCGTATTGAGGATGCTCATTCATAATTCTCGCCCAGCCGTCCACACCCACAATTGGTACAATACCGCCATTATTGGGAAAGCGTAAACTTCATTCGTCCAGGGATTTAAACCATATTGATTCGCTACAACCAAAAGTGCGGTCATTTGGTCTTGAGAAACTTTCTGACCACGGAAAGCGGTATTTGTTAGTACATCGGTTAAGCCAGTACCGTCCCCCATATCAAAACGATCTGCTAGTTTATTTGTTAGCGTTTGAAGTGCGGTTGCCATTTTATTTCTCCTCTTTTGCTTTATTGAGCTTAACTGCATCACCGAATCGCTCTTTTAGCCCAAGGGCTATTGCAATAGCTTGTGATTTGATAATTTGATTTAATCGAATGGAAATGATGAAATCTTGCAGAGGCTCATCAGAAAGTGCAGTCAAATTTTCTTGCGTTTTCTCTAGCGCACGTTCAGTCTTGGCTTTTTCCGTTTTTGCTTTTTCAGCTTCTGCTTGAGCTTGTGCGATTCGGGCTTGTTCGCGCTGTTCTTCCATTTGAATACGTTCTTCTACGATTGGTTTTAAATCGCAGTTGCTTGTGATTAGCTCTAACCAATCTTTGAAAAGATGTTCGTGCGATACTGGTAATAATTTTCGTCTTGCGATTAATCGGGCAGATTCTTGAGCGAGTTCAGCAAGGATTAAATTTTCCTCCGTTTGTACCGCTTTAGTTAGTGTTGCCAACGTGCTACGGCGAGCGGTGGCGTTGTGTAAACGTTTGAGCAAGTCCTGTTTCGGCATTGTGTGCTCAAGTGCAATTGATATATCGCTTTCGTAGCCATACCGCACTTTACTGATGTTTTCAAAAGCAGTGTTTACGATATTTTCTTTAATTTCAGATTCTTTTGCTTTAACTAGCTTGTCGCGTTTTAAGCGTTCTTCGCGGAATTTCTCGGCGATTTTTTCTGCTGATTCAATCAATTTCGCAATTTCACCGCTTTGCGCTAACTTAATTGAATTTCTGATTTTGTCTTCAATTTCTTTGAGCGTTTTTACTTCTTCTTTTGCCGCTGCAAAATCTTCATCGCTTTCAAATTTTTGTGTGAGCGTTGCTAAAAATTGATCGGATTGTTTTTCAAAGTCGGTGATATTGGTTGAAAGCACACGGCTTTCGGTGGAGAGAATTAAATCGAACATATTAATTTCCTTTTTAGTCCGGGTCATAATCATTCATTCTGTCGTTTAATTCACGCTCGGCGATTTTCTTAATCGCTTCTTGTCTATAAGGCTCATAACTTGCACCGCTACCAATAGCAAGCCAGAAATTATCGTTATCGCACAACATTTCCGTGAGTTCGTGATAATGCGTTTGGTCGCCTTGTTTTAAATCATTGTCAATTTCCGTGGCGACTTCATCTAAGGCGATTTCATAGCCTGCTTGCCAATCCACTTTACGTTGGTGTGCAGCATCGAGTTGAGCGTAGTAATCAGCGTAGGGTTTCATTGTTTTGCTCCTAAAGTGCGGTTAATTTCGGTTTGTTTTTGCTCGACATAACGATACATATCGGCATTGACTTGCGGGGTAAGATTGGCTTGATAGATGCCGTTTTCTTCACGCCATTGGGCTTTCGCTTTTGCCCGGGCTTCTTGTTGGATTTGTTCGCTTAATTCGTTGTCGTGCCAGTCTGTTTGATTAGCTTTTGCACCTAGACTGATAACTGCCGATACAATGATTGCACCAAAGAGACAAGTCATAATTTTTAATGCTTTTTCAGTGCCTTTCATAAAGTAGGTAAAACTGTTTTTAAGTTGATGTTTTTTCATTTTTAACCTCGATTTTGGCGTAAAAAAAGACCGCACTTTTCAGGCGGTCAGTGGAGTAGTGCAATCAGTCTATGCTGATTTTGTTGAGATGTTATCAAAACGCTTTGAAGCATTAGATGATAGCGTATCACTTCCTCATATTCTCAATGCTTATAAGAATCAATCAGATAAATAGCATCACAAATTGATTTGGCTAGTTTATCTGGGGAAAATTAGTATTTTTTGCTGCACTTTCTAATACAGCCTGTTTGATTAGTTCTTTATCGTTATCAGATAGGCTGTTTTCTTGTTTTTCTTCCATTTTTAACCTCGTTTGTTTTATTGTTACCATTTCAAAACACACTTCATCTATCATTCGCAACGGTTTCACATGCCGTTGTGTCTCTGTACTAGCAAATGTGTTTTGAAATGTGATATTGCGTTTAGCTTTTCCCACCGACTGGCTTCGTTTCTCATTACCGCAACATCTCACACTCATTGGTGCAGGGCTTTTAATCTGCAACTGGCGATTTTCACAAATGGCATTTCACGAGTGTGTTTTTATCCAAATTGTCTAAAATTGTGATGATTATCACTTACTTAAGTGAATTTTTTGACTATACTAACAATTAACCTTGCAAGCCATGATTTTTCCTTAACCGGAATATAAATAGAATGATGGATTACGCCATCTACGGTTGCTTGGGACATTGCTTTGACTTTTTCTTTTGCTTCTTCAAAGGAGTGAGCATGAATTTCTGCAGCCCATTTGGAACCTTTAAAGTTATAAGAAATCGCATAGCGTTTCATTTCATCTTGCATAAGGAATTACCTATATGTATTTTCAAATATTTAAAGGTGTAAATAATCAGTGGTATTGGCGACTAAAAGCCGCTAATCACGAAATCATTGCCGTTAGTGAAGGTTATACAACCAAACAGAACTGCCTACATTGCATTCATCTTGTTATGGACACTAATCGCAATACACCAATTTATGAATCTTAGTAACCTAGCCCTGTTTATCGGGGCTTTTTTCATCACAATTTTTAAAGAGCGTTGAGATATTGGTTATGTGTATCTCGTTTTGATGTGATTATTATCACACTTTGAAATAATATAATCAATACATTGTGTGATTTATTTATATAAAAATATTTCGTTTTGTGATTATATTGTTGATTTCTAAAGAAATAAATTTTTTGAAATAGTGTTTGATTGCTTATTTTTTAATCGATTGAAAAGCAAAGTTTGTGTTTTGTGGTGTGTTTTTAAGATTTTTGCGATGCTGATCGCAAATTTTGGTAGCGATAGTTGGTTTAAATTGAGGTTGGTTTATTATGCCACTGCCGATAAGGAGGGCAATTATGAAAAAAGAGTTTAAAAAATGGCTAATCTCTCTGAATTGCGAAGGGATTAATAGCTTAGGGATTAATGAGATAGTGTCGCGCGTAGATGAAGAGTTGAGGATTGTGCGCGCTAATGAGCAGGAGAGGATTGTGCTGGAGGAGTTGATTGCAGCGTTTAATGAGTATAAAAAAACCGCCAGTTAGGCGGTTTATTGTGATTGATATGTCTCCGACATCAGATGAAGCCACGTTAGTGCACGGTTTAAAAATTTGCACTATAGGACAGATTCACCCGCTGCTTTTAATATGTGGGATACATATCGGCTTTTGGCATCGGAATCTTCCAAATTAATTAAGTCGTTTGCATAACTAGACAACAAGTTAAGCTGTTGACGATTTTTTCTCTCTTCTTCCGCAGAAAGGGAATAAACTAAGAAAGAATGTACTTGCTCAAGGTTATTTTTTGCTTCGGAAATAGTTAATGCTTTTAAAGCTGAACGCTCTAAATTTTTCTTAATATTATCAGAACTGAATTCAATTGTTTCAGTTAAATGATAAATACTATTTTTTAAAAGCATATCCGCCCTTAGTCCTTTTTCATTTTCAATAGGATAATTCAATATTAATTTATGATTAGAAATATCTGATAAATTATCACTAATTAAATTATCATAATGAACAAATAAGTTCTTAACTTGAGTAATTATACGGGGTGTTCTTGGTTTCAGTTGTTTCGCCAACATTGGTGGCTCGACCAGTCTTGCTAGCATTTCTGATACTTTATACTGATACTGTTCAGCAGTATCAATGTAAAAATAGCCACTTTTTTCTAATCTCATTGAACCATTTGAGAAAATGGTAAGAATATCCTCTTTTTTCATATTTAATGATATTTCAGTGAGATTAAAGGCAAACTTATTTAAGTCCTCTATTTCTAGATTATTTGTCACTGTTTTTAGTTTCTGGCGATCTTTAAGCATGAAGACATCTACAAAGTTTTCTTTAAATATTGCAATACCAACATTTATAACTTCATTTTTTATTTTATCAGCAGTTAGGCGAATCAAACTGTAATCATATTTAATCATACTAACTCCATTTTCTTTATCTTGTTAATTCTTTTGAGCTTATCTTCACTATTCCACCAAGCAATGAATTTATCTTTTTCATCTCTCGTCATCCATACATCCGGGATAGAGTACATAACTTCTTTTATTTTATCATTGTCAATATTAAGCAATTTATCTAGCTGATTTTTAGCCAATTCTATATAGTCAGAGCGATTTTTAACATAGTTTTGGTTATTTTGTTTCAATTGACTGTCAATAATACCCATGATTCTTTTGGTTTTGCAATTGGTCTGACTGATGTAAGGTTCGCTATAAGGGTAGCCGACGAATGAGAAACTTGAAAATCCAAAGTCAAAAGGCTTTAATTGAGTATAATTAAAATTTTGGCTTCTAATAATTAAATAATTTCCTAAATGTCTGTCTATATTGAAGAAAAAACAATCAAAAGCGTATATAGTCCACAGCTGAACGAAGAATAAATCAATAACATCACCCGTTGGATTGAAAAATATCTTCTTTAATTCCATTTCGTCTTTTGTGGAATGCCCTTGATCGATGCTTGACCCAAAATATAAGTTATCTTCTTCGTCAATCAATATACGATACTGGGGGGTTGGTAGTCCACACAATCTAGCTACTTTATAACAAAATAATTCAGACACAGGAGACATCTCTTTTAGGATTTTGCGATTAACACCAGACTCAATTGCCAATATGTCTTCATTACTCCCATCATTGGTTCCTTTTATTACATACTCTCCACCGTCACCGGCTAACGCAATCTTAGATGCTTGAACCGTTTGAGAATTAAACGGAACTACCATGACAATATTAAGAGGAGTATCAATAAAAATATCTTGTTGTTCCTGTTCTATTATAAATGGAGTTTCTTGCTTTCCAAATAATTTGAGATGATTTCCTAGTTTATTAATGATTCCCATATTTATACCTTTTCCTAGTTATAATACTGATATGTGAGTTATGTGGTCGATTACAACCCGTTAAATTCACATTACCACGCCGAGCTATAACGTTTCTACACGTTCCCTTGCCACACCAATAATGCGGATTTCTTGGTCGAGTGAGCTTAATGTTGGGAACATTGGATTAAGCGGAACAAGCTCAAAGTGCGGTATGCCTTCTGGTGTTCTTATACCAAGTTCTTTGTATTGTTTAAATGTCGCCTCGTTGTCGCCATTGATTGCCGCCACAAATTTTCCTGGCGTTGGCACAATATCAGGATCGATTAAAACCAGATCGCCCTCGTTGAATCGGGGGAGCATAGATTTCCCTTCAATTCGTAAATAAAAAAGAGTTTTCAGAGGCTATGACTGTGCTCGGGATCATCTCGTAACCGTCAAACCCTTCAAGCGATCTAATATCTGTCCATAGTCCTGCTTGGATTGGACTTAATAATGGATAACGGCAAATTGACTCTTTAATCTCGCTTATGTTTGAATCGAAGGCTAAAACCTCAGGCAAGATATTAAGTGCTTTGCTTATGATAGATATATCTTCGAGATCAGGCGTTCTATTGCCTTTTTCATAATTAGCAATTCTCGGTTGTCCCCAACGTGCATTCTCACTTTTGGTATCAATATTATTACATCTCTCAGCTAATTCTTTTTGACTGATTTTTAACTGTTCTCGATACGCTTTTATTCTTTCGCCAAGTGTAGCCATTTTATTTCTCCTTCTTTTAGCTCAAATAATAACACGTTACGTTATATTCATATAATTTCAATTTGTGATTGATATAAATTCCGATATGTGATTAAATAATTTATAAAAAATCACAAAAGGAAATTTATCAATGAATAACCTTTCACAGATTCGAGGACAGCTTGGGATTACTCAGCGACAACTAGCCAACCATATCGGATGGAGCCAACCACGAATTGCTAATTATGAGACTGGATTACGTTCTCCATCGTTAAGTGTTGCTCAGAAGATTGTTCAAACACTGAACTCACTTGGGGCAAAAGTTTGTATTGAGGATGTGTTCCCGTCTCAAAGCTAATTTACCAACACCAACTGAAAAGAAAACCATAAAAAGGGAAAAGGAATTATGGCAATGAAACAAACCATTATAGAGATGATTGAGCAGATTCCAGGAGGGAAAAGTGCGGTTGCAGGATTCTTAGGTTTTACCGAGAGCGAATTGAACAATCGTCTTTATCAAACAAAGGGCCAACGATTCAAAAATGAAGAATTAATTGCGATTCAGCAAGAATATGGCTGCACGCAATTTATTGATGAATTATGCCGTTTGGCAGGTGGCCGTTTTGTACCAGATGTGGCAGAGGATGAATTAGACAAGGTTGAGCTTGCCAATTTACAACTGCACGAGCTTTCCGCACGAGGCTTGTTATTTGCTGCATTAGAAACGGCGTTAGAAGACGGCGAAATCACTTCGCAAGAAGAAGACAAAATCCGTCAAGCATTGAGTAAACATTTGGCAGCGACGCAACATTCGATTGAATGTGCGATTGTGTTACACAAGAAATAAAAAAAGCCACGAGGAAATTTCGTGGCTAATTCACTAAGGAATATACAGATGAATCAATTATTAACGATTACGAAAGAAAACGCAAGTACTTTGACGATGAGTAGTCGAGAAATTGCGGAGTTGTGCGAGAAGCGTCACGATAACGTATTGAAATTAGTGCGTGAATTGATTGAAAGGGGTCTCCTAAAAAATACGATACCCCATTCCTACATTCATCCGCAGAATAATCAACGTTATTTTGAATTTTTTTCAGATAAGCGAGACACCCTTGTAATTGTCGCTCGCTTATCGCCCGAATTTACCGCCGCTGTGGTCGATCGCTGGCAAGCGTTGGAAAATCAACAAAAACCAACCGCACTTATTCCGCAATCTTTTTCTGAGGCGTTGATGTTAGCCGCTCAGTTACAAGCAGAAAAAGAGCGTAATGCACCTAAAGTCGCTTTTGTTGATCACTATGTGGAAGTAGGGACGAGTAAATCATTTCGTGAGACGGCGAAGATTTTAAAAATGCCTGAGCGTGCATTGGTTAATCGCTTGGTGGAAGATAAATATTTGTATCGTCAATCTGGCGTGCTTTTGCCTTATCAATCGGCACACACGAAAGATCTTTTTACGGTTAAAACA